CTAGTTTGTTTTAAATGAGTTAACTAAAGATTTCTAAATGAAATATGTCACTAATAGGTCAAGGATATTTTTAGGGGGTCCTTTATCTACCGACATTTATATCTTAAAATTTTTTACAATGAGCCTTCGGATTGTTTCCGAAATTAAGCTACGGATTAGTTAGATATTCTTCATATTTTAAATCAATATATGAATTCCAACCAATAGTTTCACTATTTTGAACTTTATCTTTTTTCTCAAAGAACTTAATTTAATGATGCAAATTACTCAAATTTTTATCATTCTAAAATTTTTTAGTTTCTCATATTTTTGCATCTTCATTATAAAGTCCGTAATCCTTTCTCCTTTTAAATTGTCTAAGGATTTCAAGCCTATTGTTATTATTTAATTGAAAAGTGTATGTTATTATATTTGCATGTTCTGCTTCACTTATAGTGTTTGTTGATGTTCAATTACTGCCTCTTAATTATCTCTCCAATATACGCGTTTATGTACAACCATCTTCATCTACATGACCTTCTTTCGAACAAAAGTTATAAAGATTTTCATGTATAGATAACTCTTTAATCTTGTAACCAAAACCTTTTTCCGAATTCTTATATAAAAAATTATCACGAATATTTTATTCGAAAGTTTTCAAATCTTTCTATTGGATAATTATTAAAGTATCATCTCCTGCAGCCATTGATGTTCAGTGATCTAATCCCTAGGTAGCAATTTCATGAAAAATCAACGCGCGAATACAGTTGCCCAAAGTGGTTCGCAAAGTTGAACCTGAAAAAACTGTACCATCTAATTAGCCTTTATATAACAATCTCCGTTCCTCTCTCTGATTTGTGACATAATAACTTGTTATATAATGCTTTGTACTTGTGATATTTTCTCACACTGCATCTAATAATTACAGAGGGAATTGCATAGAATAAAAATACTCTTTTAAAAACTATAGCAGATAAATATCTACTGCTTTTAGCATTCAAGCTTTTTACGAAGAATCATGCTAACTTGCGTCTCAAGATATTACATACTTTTTACCCGGAACTTATTTATAAAGACTATGGATAGTTTTCTCCATTTTTTAATTGTTAAAACCTTAAGCCATCCTTTGATTAGTTTAAGTCTTATAATATTTATAAACTTTACGAATTAACCATTTATTAAAAGTTCCACATATTATCTTTTCTGTAATTGTTGGATTCGCTATATTTCTCGGTCTTACATCTCCTGGTTTACAATATTAGTCTTCGTCAGGTTTTTAAAACATCATATAAGATTACTTATTTGATTTAATTAACCTTCGCACTTTTTATAAATCTGCTCTATATAATCCTTTTTTCTTTCCTGGCAATCCTTCTATGTATAAATCTGGATCCATTTCATACTACTTGCCATTTTTTCCAAATCTTAAACCTTAATCTGTAGATAAAATATATTCAGCTATTTTTTCAACTCTCGTCCTCATAACAGAAGATACGAACGCTTTATCTTTGCTAGGTGCTTAATAATCAAAAGTTAATTACCTTCCCACCATTGCCCATAAAGTATTAGCAGTAGTAACTTTTGTAACCTCAGGATTATCCCTATGTTCGACATGATCTATCCCGGTATACTTTAGTTATTATTAGTGCGGATCATCCAGATTCTGAGAAAAAACTTAATCTAATGATGCCTCTTTCCCATCTTCTTTATAATAGGTTAATTATGCAATATTACTATCTTTTTTATAATGATTAATCTTATCTCCCATATATCTGCGTTTATCTAAATCAACCAAATTAGAGCTATTTATCGTATTTGTCCCAAAGTGGGAAAAGTTGGTCCTCTTTATAGTAGTGTCTATGTAATAATCATTCATAATTTCGTTATATTTAAGAATTTGTGTTTCTTAATCTATTCATTAATTTTGCCACAGTGTATAACGGTTGTCAAAGAACCTCTTTATTTTATATAAGGCTAAACTAGTTCCTCCAACTACAGCCAACGTTGGCAATGCAGATTTTAATACGAAACTTTTTGCAAGCATTGTCCATTTCAACCCAGCCAGACTTTTATACGAAGATACTACTTTGGCCTCAACATTCTTCGCTGAACATTTTCTGTAAACACTCTACGCAGTCTTTAGTATCGTATTCCTATTAAAATATAAAAAAGCACCTGTTGTAGCTAATTAAACGTTGCGATAACTAGTACTTGTTATTTAATTGAAACAAGAGTCGTAAATAGTCTTTGAACTTATTACTTTTTCCAATTTAGTTACCCTACATCCATACTATAAAACTTTAAATAACTTACTTTAATTTTAATCATGAGCTTCTAATTAATAAGCTATAAAATGCTCACGTGTTGAATAAGTTTCAAAAAGAGCAAGGTAAGTTTCACTATCAATTAAACAACCTCTCCTTCCAAAATATTAACTATAAGAATTTTTTACTTATTCTTATACATAACCTTCAGTACAATCTTTTACGGTTATACTCTTAAAATGTTTCAAAATTAAACCCTATCATTGATAGATTTAATTATAAGATATATTATAAAACCTTCGCATTATATCTATAAAATCTTCTTCTTCAGGGTTTAAATATTTCGCAGAGTCAAGATAATTAGTTACTATATATTCAGTTCATTATTCTTCCAAACTTAAGTCAATATACCTAGAGTTCTTCTTCATTATATCATATAAAACCATTGCAACAGAAGTTAAACTGTTCTAAGGTTTAAAAGAGTCAAAAGTTCCTGTTTTCCCCTTAAATGCTTACATCGCTTGATCATAAATAACTGACTAGTCGACTATTTAATGATATTTCTCTTACAGTTTGAATGTATGCAAATTTCCCATTGGACTTATCTTTGTAACATCTTTTGCCGTATTTTCATATGCCTTAAAAAATACAAAACTAGCATGTGCTGCTATCCTCGTAAAAAGTTAAGGTTACAAAATGACATCAGACATAACGTTTTATGGGTTATAAGGACTTATTCTACCATGTTCAAACAATTCATGCGTATAGTCTTATTCGTTACCATTAGGTTGAGAACAGAGCATGTACTTGTGATCTTAATACCTTATTGTATAAACTCCCTCATTATTTTAATAATTATAACATCCTATCTAAGGCTAATGAACTTGACCTAATACTAAGATATCTACATTTTTATACTTTTCAAGAATAGTCATTAGTCCACCTCTTATACCTTCATAATAATAACAATCATTCAAAAAAATTGTAAAACCGCCGAATAATGCTGTCATCTTATCCATCCATTTCTTGACTTTTTAATTATTTAAAATACTCCCGTCTAAATAACCCGGCAATAGATTTTTATTTGGATGTTATGTATGATAATTATAGTCGTAAAAATTATCCTTTGGACGTATACCAAGTAACATCTCTTCATTAAAGCCGTCTTCTAACATAGACCTGGTTTTATGAATCTTAGATGCTATATCAAAAATTGGTGGGAATTATCTATTCTTTAAAGCATATAGACAAAACATGTCCGTTTTAGTCCTTAGAACCGGGTGTGAATATATTCTATTTCCGAAATCTTTAGGACTTACCTACAATAAATTATGTGGATTCCAAAAATCCATTATTTCTTCTTTATATATTTCCGGCATCTTCTTATCTATTTACACATCTTGAACATAACGTTTTGGCCTATATTCTTGATACAATCTTGCGTAGTCTTCAGCACTATCTGCACCTATAATTGGCGGACTATATGCCAATCTATTTTTTGTAAATGTTGCAGACATAAGTTTTTTCTAATTACTATCTAAAATATACCTTATAAATTTTTAAAAATGTTCTTTTCTATCATATTTTTACTTTTACAACTAAGAGAATTCTTA